TAATCGACGACACAGACGCTCAGCGGGCTTTATCTGCCGATGTTGAGAGCGATATCATCGACGTTGAATCCAGGCCCTTAAATCGCGTCACGCTCGGACGTAACGAACTACCAGCGATTGAGGGGCCAGCGGAATAGCGAACCAGGATCGGCGGTTGAGGCCTAGCAATACTTCGGGCCTTTTAAGTCGCGGAAAGAATATCGGTGGAAATACCGACGGACCGCCCGATCCTTTTGCCCCGGAAGTTATTGCGGCGGAACACCTGAGCAATCAGGAAGCGCAGGTTCGAATCCTGCTTGGGGCTTTGGACTGTAGCCAAGGGGCTAGCGTGCTGAGGCGGTGAAACCGCTGAGGCTTGACGACGCTAAAAGGTTTGCTTGGGAGTGTTTCGTCGACGCTCGCAGCGGACCCGAGACGGCTCGAAACCGTCGCAGTCCTTTTGCCAACCCATTTCGGGGCGGCGTATGGAGGTGAATGATGATCGAGGTACTGCTATGGTTTGGCGTTGCGGCTGTCTTTGTTTGTGTTGTTGCGTTTATGCTTGCTGCGTAGGTTGCAAGGCGCAACCGGTGCGGTACGAAATTATTCAAGTTTACTAGGAGATTGAAATGAGTAAAAAGATCGAAGCATTTTGGGGAAACGCAACGGCGGATGATGTTGCGCGGGTGATGAAGGGCGAGACGGTTGAGGCTAGGTTTCGGGACTCGGAAACACAACCCTGGGGTGATTGCTACACGCTCACTGGATGGGTCAACGAGTTGCGGCATCAATGGAGGTCTGCCGAGGCAGGCGGAAGATGGAACTTTTGCCAAGTCTACCGCGAGCCCTCCTGGTGGCTTAACAAGCCCGAGCCGGGGCCGGGATGGAGGTTGCTGGATAAGCTTCCCGATGAGGAGCCGCAATTGGGCGATTCTGTCTTTTGCCCAGACTCGGAAATTTGGCTTGAACTAGAGGCTGGATTCGACCCAGGGCAACTGCCGACGCACTGGTATCGCCGACGCATCGAGCTTGAGCCGAAGCACTACGTTTTGCGGGTCGGCGATTCGGTCGAGACTCCAAGCGGGCATCGAGTGCAAGTCATCTCCAGGAGCGAGACGCAAAGGTTCTACGCACTTACTGCGGGCGACAGGATAACGATCCCCAACGGCCAGACGATCACGATCACAAAAAAAGGCTTTGAGGTGACGCAGTGAAACGCGAATTGCTTTTGATTTTTGCGTTTTCGTCGATTTTGACATTGTGCGTAGCGGCAAATAAATACTTTGAGGCCGAACCCAGCGACCCCCAACGCTATACCGTCCATTTCGACGGCATCGATTACCAGGACTTGACGCGGGTTGGCCTGAGTAGCGAATTTCGCGTCTACAAAACCAAAGCGGGCAAACGTATTGAGTTTCACGGAAATTTTTACGAGGTTGAGCAATGAGCAAGTATATCCCGACCACCCCAAAGCCTTACGCTATCGTTTTTCGATGGAGGGACTCCAGGCGCGGCGTTCTTGACGTAAGAGAGTATTTTGCGACCGAAGCAGAGGCTAGGGCCTGCTTGCGTCTTATGACCATCCCCAGCGGAGTCGAGAAGGCAGAAGTTATGAAATATGAGGTTGAGCAATGACACAATGGAAAGCAACAACTAGGGGCGGGTATGATTACCGGATCACAACCAGAGATCCCGATTCGGATTTTCCCTTACGCGGCGAAGTCCAGGACTCAGGATGCGTGATTAGCGTCCAGTGGACTGAAGGCGGCAGGTGCAATTTAGACGGCGAAAGCGCATACGACCTAATCCCCATCGAACCAGAGGCCCCTAGCCCTGCGAGGGTGCGAGTCGATTTAGCCCTGGCGGCTTATTCGTGGAGGGCAGCAGTCCTCGAATTTCAGCGGGCAAAGGACGCAAAAGACAAGATGAGCGAAGCTATGTTTAATGCCTTCGTAGCGTCTGGCAAAACCGAAGTGGTAGTAAAAGTCGACGGCGAACACTACCTGTTTTGGACCGAAAACGCAAAGGTCCGCTTTCGCAAAATCGAGGTGCTGTAATGAAGCGACAATGGGAACCAACGACACGCGGCCTGTACTGGGTGCGTGGCATCGAGCCGATCAATGGAGACGGGTACGGCTACGACCTTCGCGGGGAAGTTGGCAATCACAGCAACGAACCGCCGAGCGAAGATCCGGCAGATTGGGCCCGGGAAACGTGGCGTAGCGATGGGCGGTATTTGGTCGAGATAGAAAGCTCTATGGATTTAATGGAGGTGCAAGATGGCGAATCATAACCTTCTGCCTTGTCCGTTTTGTGGCAATCACGATCAGCAATGGATGCGTATTCTGATTAACGACGAAAACGAAAAGTCGGTCCGGTGTTGCAAGTGCAACGCGGACGGGCCGATTCATAAATTCAAGACGCTCGCAGTAAGAGCGTGGAACCAGAGGAAACCAACGGAGGTGGAGGAATGAGCGACGACAGCGAAGAAATGCAAGTCTGGTACGTAAGCCCAGACGAGGACGGAAAGAACAATCGAATCGTATTCGACGACTCGGACGAGATGCTGCAGTACGCGCACGACGTGCTAGACGGTATGTTTAATCGGCTCGGAAGCGAAGACGAAGAGGACTGCGAGATCCTTACGATCGAGCAGAGCAAAATGACGCGGGGTGAATGGGACGCAATCGCTAAAGTGAATGGAGGGAATGATGAATAAATGGCAGATCGGGCCGGTTAAACTGGCCAATGGCGAAGAGGCTTTCGTTGACGCGATCAATGAGGGGCAAGATGCGTTTAAATACACCGGGCGGGTCAAATCGCTAGGAGTGTGGGAATCTGCTGGATGGGACGAGACAGGGCGCAAAATGTATAACCCGACTGATTCCCCTCGGAACCTAGCCCCTCCGCCAAAGAAAACGGTTCGGGTGCAAAGGTGCCTAGCAATTCACCACAACGGAATGACAAGCACTTACGCCAATAGGCAAAATGCAACAGCGGTAGAAAAAGACATTTTCGCCCTCATCGAAATCGATCGCGAAGTTACGGAAGGGGAGGGGCTATGATCTACATCTACAAGGCCGAGCTAATCCGCGTCGTCGATGGCGATACCGTGGAGCTGATTATCGACCTGGGATTCGACACGTCGCGCAAAGAGCGATTTAGGCTCTACGGCATCGATGCACCGGAGATGCGTACCGCTGAGGGCAAGGAGGCCAAGGCGTGGCTACGGGAGGCACTACAGCCTCTTGAAGCGATCTACGTCCAGACGATCCAGCTATCGACCAAGGCCAAGCGCGACAAGTACGGGCGGTTTCTGGCGGTGCTTTATGATCGATTCCCGCAAGCCGGGCAGATTGTGGCTCAATCTGGGTCGCTTCCGTTGTATTCGGTTAATCTTGTAATGGTCGATCTAGGTCACGCAAAGGAAAGGTACTGGTAAATGAGCAGCGAAACCAAGCTAAACGCCGAGCAGATTTGCTATCGTGCTAAAGGGAAAATCCTAAATTTCCTTCGTTCCCCTGTTGAGCATTGCGACGTAATCAAATGTGAGGGAGGGCAGTATTTTGTTTTCAAGTTTACAAAATGGGATGTCAGCTATCCCGAGGGCGCTCGAGAGATCGGCAGGCTTACCGTTTTGGGCGCAATGATCGAAGACGGCATCATTTCAGAGCGGCAACTGCACGCGCATCTATGGCAAGAACTCGGACGAATAAGGGGTATGCTATGAACCCCTACCAACCCCCTGACGCCGACGAAAGCCAACTCGACCGGATCGAGCGGCGCTTCACGCTACACCACGGCGATTGCCTCGACGTACTCAAGACCCTTGCGGATTGCTCGATCGATGCGATTGTTACGGATCCGCCTGCGGGGATTGCGTTCATGAACCGCGAGTGGGATCGGGACAAAGGCGGCAAAGCCGACTGGATCCAATGGATGCAATCGGTTGCCGATCAATGCCTGCGGGTAATTAAGCCCGGAGGCCATGCGTTGGTATGGGCGATTCCTCGAACGTCGCACTGGACAGGGACGGCGTGGGAGGACGCGGGTTGGCAGCCAAGGGATAAAATTTACCATGTGTTCGGCTCGGGGTTTCCGAAGAGTCTCGACGTGAGCAAGGCTATCGACAAGGCGGCAGGGGCAGAGCGGGAGAAGGTTCCGGTTGGCGATCCCGTTAAGAGGATGATACCCGGCGCAGATCAAGACAAGACGGGTAGTTGGATCAAGGACAACGGCAGGGAGTACCAGCCAGGAATCGAGATACCCGCTACCGAAGCCGCTAAGCAATGGGAGGGATGGGGAACGGCATTAAAACCGGCTGCTGAGGAATGGTGGTTGTTCCGCAAACCCCCTATCGGAACCATCGCAGCCAACGTACTCGAACACGGAACGGGCGGGCTTAATATCGGGGCGTGTAGGGTGGGGACGGAAGGGGCGACTAAAAGAAGCCACCAAGAACCGTATGGCGAGGGAGGGCGAGGCGACCAAGGTGGATCACAGAACTGGAGGACGGGCCACAAGATTGAAGATATAAACACCGGAAGGTGGCCTGCCAACTTCATTCACGATAACAGCGAGGAGGTGTTGGCGTTGTTTCCTGACAGCGACGGCAGCGGCTCCGCAAGAACGCTTAATCGCGGCCAGCGTGACGATGGGTGGGGAATGGCAGACGAGCCAGGGCTATTGCGTGACGCAGGCACCGGCAGCGCGGCACGATTTTTTTACTGTGCTAAGGCCAGCCGCGACGACCGGGACGAAGGGTGTGGGGCGTTGGACGAGAGACGGTGCGGATCCATGCAAGCCACTCAGGATGGCTCGATGCTTACAGGCAGCGGCAACGAAAGAACAACACAGCGAAGGAACACGCATAGTACGGTCAAACCTACCGACCTAATGCGTTACCTATGCCGACTTATCACACCGCCAAACGGCATCGTCCTAGACCCTTTCACGGGCTCAGGATCGACCGGCAAGGCGGCGATGGCAGAGGGCTTTCGGTTCATTGGCATCGAACGCGAAGCCGAATACATCGAGATCGCTCGGGCTAGGATTTCCGCTGAGGCTCAAAAGCCAAGGCAATTGAGTTTATTTTGACCCAAAGAGGCTGGTCCACCTCGGCAAAGGTGCTTGCTATCTACCGGCAAGAATCCCGCCAAGAGGAATTTCCTCACGGACTGGTGCGCGGTACGTGCCGGGTTTAATCGGCCCAAACGACCGTTGGTAAAGCGGGGACTAACCTCCGACCGCTTGCCCCGGGGCCGTCCGTTCTAACGGGCGGGCGGCTCTTTTACGCTCCGAGTGGGGCGGTTTTAACTCGAAAGGAAATGAAATGGCATCAATTAAAGACGTAATCGAAGGATTGGAAATACTTGCGAAAACGGCAGCGGTCCCGGTTTTTCTGGCCGAGCAAGGATCGACCGATAGGCGACAGGCCCATTTAGGCGGCGCGAGTCACGATGTTATTCGGGGTCCAGAAGCGGACCCGAGCGAAGAGGATAAAGCTAGGCTGGATGAGCTTGGGTGGCATTTCGACAACGAGGCGGATTGTTGGGCGCGGTTCGTTTAGCGTGGCGTTGGGTTGATTGTTAGTTGGTAACTCGAAAGGAAATGAAATGGCAGAATCGAAATTTACTTCTGGGCCGTGGTTGGCTGAACAGCACAGAGACTGCGGTATTTTCCGCATTAAAGCAGGCGAAGAAAACATAGCGTCGCTTTCGTTTTGGAATGAGTCAAACGAAGAAGCCAACGCCGAACTTATGGCCGACGCTCCAAGGATGCTGGAGGTGCTGCGAACACTTCACGATTTCGCTTTGCCTTTGCGATACAGGGGGCTAGCCGAGACGTCCGTGCAAGCATTCGCAGACGCAAGGGCCTTACTCGAAAAACACGGCGGCTAGATTATTGTTCGGTGGTTTTAACTCAGGGTGAAACAATGGAAAAGACTTGCGTAATTAGAGGCGAAGGATTCCGGCTAAAGGCGTTCCTAAAGCAAGCTGGTTTTACATTCGACACGGAGGCCAAAGTATGGTTTCAAGTTGTCGAAGTGGACGACTCGGGCAGGGCAGCGTTCAGTATTGAAGGCCAAGCAACCGAGCTAATGAATACGGATGAAATCAAAAACATTCTTGAGCTTCAATTATGGAAACCCAAGAAGATCGAAGTTTCCTTCGAGTAGCGTATTCCAAAGGATTCAACAATGGCTATAATGATTGCGTTGGTTGCTACCCAACACAAAACACAAACAATCCCAGCCGGTTTCTGTCGGCGCGTCTGCGCCAGGGGTAGCAGCCTGAATACCGGCTGGGATTTTGCCACGGAAGGGTCAAGCTGCTATGGCCGGTGATTGGATACCAATGCGTCTGGATTTGTGCGACGATCCGGCGGTACTTGAAATGGCCGACATAATCGACCAGCCCGATGAGTACGTAGTAGGATGCTTGCACAAGGTTTGGTCTTGGGCGTCACGAAATTGTCACGATGGGACCGTGACAGGTGTCACGATTTTGTCACTGTCGCGAGCCGTCAAGCTTCCGACAGCGGTGGCAGCGATGGCAAAAGTAGGCTGGTTGACTGAGGGCAAAGGCGAGGACGGAAGGCCGTTTATCTCTTTCCCGAAGTGGGAAAACTGGCTTTCCAAGTCGGCCAAAGCTAGGCTACAGAACTCGATGAACCAACGAAACGCAAGGGAATTGAAGGAATTGGAGGCGGCAAAAGCGGCTAAAGAGCGTCACGATTCTGTCACTGCCTTGTCACGGTCTGACAGTGACAAAACCGTGACTACAGAACAGAAGAGTACAGAACAGAAAAAGAAGGAAGTAACTAAAGTTACTTCTTGTCCGAAGCCAGCCAAGGCTGACCCCGGACCGTTGGCCGATCACGGTTTCACCCTATCCAACGGAAACCTATGGAGGCCAACAGTAGCCAAGATCCACGAATGGCAAGCGACATTTCCGATAATGGACCTGGATGCTCAATTGCGACTTGCGGGCCAGTGGCTCAAAGACAACCCGGCCAAACGCAAAACCGAAAAGGGGATGCACCGATTTCTCTTCGCTTGGCTCGAACGGGCGCAGAACAGCAACAAGGCCTTGCCATTGTTCCAGCCGAACCAAGCCCCCAAGCGACCTGACCCTTACGCCAACTGCCCGAGGTACTCGTGAGTCTTGATAAGCAAATCGAAATGACCCTCCGCGATGAGGAATTCTTGGTCGGCGGCTTGCTGGTCAAGCCCGCATCGATCTACGAGGCTTGCGAAGTCGTCACAGCAAGGGACTTTTTCTCCGATGGATTCGGCAAGGTCTTTTCGGCAATCCAGGTTTTAAGCTCGATGGGAGTACCGCTAGAGCTTGCAAACATTTGCCAGGAGCTACAGAAGGTTAAAGCCGTCGATGCGATTGGAGGGCCTGCCAAGTTCGCTGAGATGATTCGTACGGCAGTTCCGCACCATGTCCGATACTACGCCGAAGAGGTGGCGAAATGGTCCAGGCGTCGAAAGCTGGCGGTAATGATCGATGATTTTGCCCAAGAGATCCGAACCGATGTTAGCTTCGACCCGGACAGGATCGCGGATGAAATGTCCTCGGCGGCTTTGATTGTTGGCGATATGGGCAGCGACAGCCAAAAGGATTGCGAGCAGATCGTATTTGCGAAGATCGAGAAACTAGAGGCCCTTCGCAAGGCTGGCAAGTCTCCGGTTCTCAAAACTGGAATACCGGCTTTCGATGCGATGCTCATGGGCGGGATGCCTAACGGGTACATTACCATCGGGGCTAGGCCGTCGATCGGGAAATCGGCTCTCGGAATGGAGATAGCCTTGCGGGTGGCTCAGGCCGAGAAAGTGCCAACGCTATTCGTCTCGGTCGAAATGTCACTCGATGATTGCGGGTCTAGGCTGGCCCTTCGGGATACGTCCGCGACGATGCAAGATTTAAACTACCTGAGTTTCACGGATACCCAATTATCCGAAATGCTAGGGACGCTATACGCTTTTAAGGGAGTCCCCTGCGAAGTGTGGCATTGTCCAGGGGCGTCGATAGCCAAGATCGAAAGCCGAATCAGAACCGACATGGCAAAGCGCGGGACCAAGCTAGTAGTGATTGACTACATTCAATTAGTCAAGGCTCAAAAAGGAATATCCGACAGGCGGCTACAGGTCTCACACGTATCGAATGAGATTGCCCGAATGAGCAAGGCGTATGATATTTCGATCATATCGCTAGCCCAAGTTGGCAGAACTGCCGAAGGGCAAATGCCGACGCTAGCAGACTTAAAGGAAACAGGGTCTATCGAGGAAGATTCGGACGTCGTTCTGTTTCTCCATCGAGAGGGCAGGGGCAGCGAATCAATGACCTGCCAAGTCGGAAAATTCCGTAACGGTCGAATCGCAGCGTGCGATTTGAAAATGCTACGGGGCAAGGTTGTTGGGATGGAAGAGCGTAGCGGTAACTTTAATGATTTCTAGAAAGGTTTCGAAATGAACAAGCAGCAAATGGAAGACAGAGAACAATTCAGGCGGTACGCAGAGGCGGCGTTGGCGAGCATAAGGCTTACCGCTGACCTGTCATTTACCGATTGCGCAAGCCAAGCATTCTTGCAAGCCTCGGCAATGATGCGAGACGAGCAAAGGTTTTTTGAGGCGTATCAACTCGATGCCCTTTCGGCCATTGTTGACGATGAGCGAATCAAGCATGAAGGAAAGTAAACCAACACTACGAGCAACAATCCGAACGCTTCAACGTGAAGCTGGGAAACTTAAAAGGCAAGTTGAGGAACTACAGGCAAGGAACAAGGAGTTATTGAAATGCGTGAGACAACTGACAAACAAGAACCATCCAGCAAGGAGGGCGGGCAAGTGCAAGTAGGCGATACCGTTTGGGTTAAAGCTAAGGTGGCCGAAGTCGACAACGTTAGCGCAAGGCTGACAACGGAAGTTTACGGGCAGAGTTTTTGGGCGGCGAACAAAGAGTTTTCAAAAACAAGAATCGAGGTGCAAGATGAGTGAGAAATTGAAAGCGGGCGATAAGGTTTTGGTATTATGTAAGGTGATTGAACCATGGGAAAACCTAATAAAAGTGACGGGAAGCGGCGATGATAACTGGTTTTGGGCTGACCGGGACCACTGCCGACCCGTCGAGCCGTTCAACTCTCCGGAAACCCCGGATAGTTTGAGCGACCCGATGCGGGAGGCGTTCGAGGCCGATTTGATTCAGCAAATGGGGTGGAGCCAAGGTGATTTTGCCAGAAATGAAAATCATTATTTTGATTCTCAGGTTGAATTGATATGGCAAGTCTTCCAAGCAGGGGCTGAGTATCAATCAAAACCCCTAGCCCCTAGCCCATGTATGGATGGCGTAGATGCCGATCAGTTCATCGAGGGCATTATGGAGGCAAGGGGGCGAACTGGCGACCCCTTGGCGGTTGGCGATGCGGTGGTAATCGTCGAGCGTTCGCATAAATGGCGTGGGGTTCGAGGCCGAATCGTATCGGTTTCAGAGAGCAATGAGTATCCGCTGGAGTTTATTTCGGATTGCAGGAAGCGTCTCGGCTATTTTCGATCGTCAAGCATCAGGAAGATCGACCAAGCCGACCCCATCAACCCTTCGCACTACAAGCAAGGCGGCATTGAGTGTATCGAAGCGATGAAAGTGGCTTTAGGCGGCGGCTTTCTTGGCTACCTTCGCGGCAACGCGATAAAGTACCTTTGGCGGTACGACAAGAAAAACGGCGTTGAAGATTTGAAGAAGGCTCGATGGTACTTAGATCGACTGATTAAGGAGGTAGGCGAATGACACGCAAAGAATTTATCGAGTACCTTGAGGGGCTTCGCCTTGAAGCAATAACCCGAATGAATAAGATCATACCAACTGGTGACGTAAAATCAGCTAACTACCAGCTGGGTAAATCCGTTGCCTATCGTACCGCGATTGAAAAACTTGAAGAAAAAAAGGAAAGCGAAGCGGGCGAATGAAACTCAGGCAAGCAAGGAAAATCTGTCGGCGTGCTATGTGGGGCAGGAAAGCGGACGATTATCGCAACCGCATTAAACAAACGACCTACGCCAAGGCCCTTGACTGCGGCTATCAAATTGTTCGCAGGGCGATTAGAGCCAACCGCAAGCGACGAAAGGAGTTAGGCGAATGATCTACTTAGGCATTGACCCCGGGCCGGTCGAGAGTGCGTTTGTTTGGTGGGATGCTGTAGCGGAAAAGGTTATCAGGCTTGAATCGATTCCGGTGTTCAAGCTTGGATCGTTTGAGATCGGGCCGCTACTCAAGGGTGTCGACCACGTTTCGATTGAATGGATAGAGTGCTTCGGCATGGCAGTCGGTCAAGAAACATTTCGCACAGTGGCGGGCATTGGCTGGTTTGCGTCGCTCTTGTACGATCGCAGTTGGCACTTGCGGCTTATCCCGCGTCGATCGGTCAAGCTACACCTGTGCAATTCGATGAGGGCCAAGGATGCCAACGTCCGGCAGGCTCTTATCGATCGCTTCGGGCCGGTCGGAACCAAGAAGCAACCGGGCAAGCTCTACGGCGTGGCTACTCACTACTGGGCGGCTCTTGGCGTGGCGGTGTACTCGGCTGACGTGTTCGACCCGGGGCAGTTTTGGATCGAGGATCTACGGAACAAGGCAGGCAAATGACCAAACGCAAAAACATAATCCAGCCTCCCGAAGTATGGGCGGCGTGGTCCAAAATCGCCGAGTCGAAAGGCTGGACAATGGCCCGGTTCATTTTCGAGGCAGTAAACAAGCAATACGGGCTCCACCAAGAGCGACCGGGGCGAGGGCGGCCAAAGTCCAAGCCGGTGGCCAGGAAGCGGCAAAAGCGAAATTCGGGCCTCCGGTGATTGTCAACCCCCTTGACTGGGGATAAGATGTTGGAAAGGAGAAAAACCATGAACTTAGGCGAACTTGTCAAGAGCAAGCGATTTTGGGCGGCAGCGGCTACGATTGCCGTGGTTGTGTTGAAGGATCGCGTACCGCTCAGCGAAGATCAGATCCAGCAATTGGTTTGGGTTATTGGGGCGTGGATCGTTGGCGATTCGGTCCGACCCCTGCCCAAGCCCGATGAGGTGGCAAAGTGAGCCGATTGAAACTATCAGATCGATTCGCGGCACGCCGAGCGGCCAGGGAAATCTGGATTGCCAGCAAGACCGACGCCGAGCTAGCTAAGCTGGTCAAGCAGGCGGTTGACGGCGATGAGGATGCCCAAAAGCTTCTCTTTGCAACCCATCCAGAAATGCCAGTTGGCATCGATCCGGCTACGTTGTTTCTGCTTATCCAGATCGCGTTGAAACTCTGGATTTGGTGGCAACAAAACAAGATTGAAGATCCGACTGCGAAGACGATTCCTGGCGAACCGTTTGACGACGACGAATAACCCCTAGCCAACCCGAACTTTTCCGATGCTAGGGGCTCGGTGAGTTGGCAGGGGTCCTAATTGGAGTGACGATGGCGAAG